CACCTGCCTCTCCTAGTATTACCTAGAGGCAGGTGAGGCCAAGGTCAAAAACCTTGGACTAACCAATCAAAATGCAGTATTTCAGGGAAGATGACCACATCTAAAACCGTTATATTAGAGATCGACACGATCATAACAAATATGCCGAAGTATGCCAAGAGGAAGAGAACGACCAGGTCAAACAAGAACTATGAGAGACCGGATGTTACGGCGGATAAAAAGGCAGTTATCTGCTATTGTCCGCAAGTGTGCCCGGATGTTATGCGAGTGCGTATGGAGTACGCGGACGGTCTTGCGTTAAGTGGAGGAGGAATTGCCGGACTCAACGTTAACGTATACCGCGCAAACAGTCTGTTTGATCCCGATTTTACAGGAGGAGGAGGACAGCCATTGGGCCGAGACCAATGGGCTGCGTTCTACAGAAGATATCGAGTTCTCGCATGTCATGTCGAATGGACTCCAATGGCAGATACCAGTGGAGTAGTATTTACTTGCGGAATTACACCTCTTAACACCAGTGGATCACTGAGTAGTTCTCAAGCGTATGAAGCAGCAGCTTATACTAAGAGGAAAGCAATTGGAAACACCAATGCTACAGGAGTTAAAAAGATTACTTTTTACTCGACAACCGACAAACAAAGAGGAATGCCATATAATGGAACCAGGATGAATGGCGAGTTGTCCGCTCTAATGGGAGGCAATCCCATAGATGCGTGGTATGTCCATGTTTGGGCCAAGACGGATGACGGCTCTTTAACATGGACAGTAGCTGGAACAGTTAAACTGACTTACGACGTAGAGCTCTACGATCGTGAGACTTTGCCAGTGAGTTAGTAGTTCACTAACAATAAAACACCACGTTAGTGGGACACAGAGTCATCGACTAAACCACCTAGCAAAAAGACAGGCGCGCCCATTCAAATGGGTGTAAGACGTTGCCTACAGCAACAGGCGTGTCCGCAGGACCAAGATGATTGGCCCTTCATTTTGACCACACCTGCCTCTCCTAGTATTACCTAGAGGCAGGTGAGGCCAAGGTCAAAAACCTTGGACTAACCAATCAAAATGCAGTATTTCAGGGAAGATGACCACACCTAAAACCGTTATATTAGAGATCGACACGATCATAACAAATATGCCGAAGTATGCCAAGAGGAAGAGAACGACCAGGTCAAACAAGAACTATGAGAGACCGGATGTTACGGCGGATAAAAAGGCAGTTATCTGCTATTGTCCGCAAGTGTGCCCGGATGTTATGCGAGTGCGTATGGAGTACGCGGACGGTCTTGCGTTAAGTGGAGGAGGAATTGCCGGACTCAACGTTAACGTATACCGCGCAAACAGTCTGTTTGATCCCGATTTTACAGGAGGAGGAGGACAGCCATTGGGCCGAGACCAATGGGCTGCGTTCTACAGAAGATATCGAGTTCTCGCATGTCATGTCGAATGGACTCCAATGGCAGATACCAGTGGAGTAGTATTTACTTGCGGAATTACACCTCTTAACACCAGTGGATCACTGAGTAGTTCTCAAGCGTATGAAGCAGCAGCTTATACTAAGAGGAAAGCAATTGGAAACACCAATGCTACAGGAGTTAAAAAGATTACTTTTTACTCGACAACCGACAAACAAAGAGGAATGCCATATAATGGAACCAGGATGAATGGCGAGTTGTCCGCTCTAATGGGAGGCAATCCCATAGATGCGTGGTATGTCCATGTTTGGGCCAAGACGGATGACGGCTCTTTAACATGGACAGTAGCTGGAACAGTTAAACTGACTTACGACGTAGAGCTCTACGATCGTGAGACTTTGCCAGTGAGTTAGTAGTTCACTAACAATAAAACACCACGTTAGTGGGACACAGAGTCATCGACTAAACCACCTAGCAAAAAGACAGGCGCGCCCATTCAAATGGGTGTAAGACGTTGCCTACAGCAACAGGCGTGTCCGCAGGACCAAGATGATTGGCCCTTCATTTTGACCACACCTGCCTCTCCTAGTATTACCTAGAGGCAGGTGAGGCCAAGGTCAAAAACCTTGGACTAACCAATCAAAATGCAGTATTTCAGGGAAGATGACCACATCTAAAACCGTTATATTAGAGATCGACACGATCATAACAAATATGCCGAAGTATGCCAAGAGGAAGAGAACGACCAGG